CTGTTGTCCCATGTTGGAATTTCAGACCTCTGGCGGCCTTCGCCAATTACCCATAACTACTCAAGTCCGTAGTTCTCAATTAGACCCATGGTTTAGTGACAGAACGAACGAGTACGTCATTGGTATTCAGACAGGCTGGACATTACCCCTGTTCACCTACCAGAAGTACGAACTCCGTCTTCCCTGGCTGTGGGCGTTTCCTTTCATTGATAGGAAAACGCCGTTGCTGATGGATAGTGTTGAGAAAGTACACCGGGAGATGACAATCCCAAAATTGTCCTCTGTTGGTGCTGATCCTGCTATTTTGGTTCAGCGGTGGCGACAGGCTGCACTCGCTCTTAAACACGAGTATAAGCTAATGTCATCACCTTACAAACCAACAGGTGATAACAGAGATCCTGTTTCCGAGACCGCACTTTTGCACTGCGCTCGACTCCTTGACCAACAAAAGAGGAACGGAAAACTGCTGGATTTCATTGCCAACCACTAACTGGTCCATTTCTGACCGGGTATGCTGCATATGAGCAGAATTGTGGCCCCTTCTATCCGAAACAAAGGAAGTTGACGTTCAATAAAATCGAACACAAGATGTGTAATCTTCGTGATCCGATTGGACGCCGACCACCTGTATCGGTTAGTTTGGGTGTTCACGCTCACGGTGCAGTATTACCACGACCAGCTGATGACCCAGTGTCCGCGGCTAGTGGTGCGATGAAACGCATAGCAACAGATCCCGGCAAAATGCCTCGCCGGATGAAGAGGCAGTTCGCACGCTTCGTCGACAGATTCTGTAAGAAGTGGTTAAAACCACTTGATCCAACCGCAGATCTAAGCGTTGAGAGATGGTTATCTGACAATACCACCTACAGCGCTACACGAAAGCAAGCATTATTGTCAGTGTGGAATGAAGGCCAACATAAGATGGCGGGTCCCTTCGAATTTCACAAAAATCACAAACGACATGCGTACCGAGTGAATAACTTCATCAAAGATGAATTTTACGCTGAGTATAAGCATCCACGAATGATAAATTCTCGTTCAGATATGTTTAAGTGTGTTGTTGGCCCGTTGTTTTCAGCTATAGCTAAAGAGACATTCGGATTGAAGTTTCCTGGTAAAAGTTATGGACCACTCATTAAGTATGTGCCCGTCTCGGATCGTCCCGTGGTACTCCGAGATTTACTTACTGAGTTCGAAGAACTTTACCAAGTTACTGATTATTCGTCTTTTGAAGCCCACTTCACTGCTGAAGTAATGGAAACTTGCGAGTTTCAACTGTACAAACACATGACCTCGAAAATACCAAATTCGACTGAGTTTATGGACCTGTTGCGCGATTCAATGTGCAAAGTCAACACACTCAGGAACAAGTGGTTTCGGGTTCTGATTGATGCTGTTCGTATGTCTGGTGAGATGAATACATCACTTGGGAATGGATTTTCCAATATGATGTTCACTCTTTTTCAGGCAAATCAAACACACCTCAGAAATGGTTATGTTGGTTCGTTGGATGCTTGGATTTCTAATTGCTTTGAGTACGTGCGTGGAGTGTTTGAAGGGGATGATGGTTTGTGTGTATTCCATCCCTCCTGCAGACCCACCTCTGCTGACTTTCAGGCCATGGGCATGATCATAAAACTTGAAGATCATAAAGAAATCGGTACCGCTTCTTTTTGTGGTAACGTTTTCGATCCGATAGATATGATTCAAGTCTGTGACCCTTTGAAAGTATTGTGCAGTATGGGTTGGTCCAACAAGAAATATGTTAGGGCCTCCTCCGCTACAAAGGCTTCCATACTACGCTGTAAAGCAAATTCTTATATCAACCAGTATCCTGGTTGTCCTATAGTACAAGCATTATCCCTGTATGTACTTCGAGTGACCTCTGTTGACCTCGACAGAGAATTACGATACCTGGACAACTCTGGACACTGGGCAAAAGGTAAATATCGTCAAGCCTACGATAAACTTCAAAACCTAACCCCTTTGGCTACACCCGGGCGCACGCGCGATCTTGTTGAAAGGATGTTCAATGTTCCACCTGAATGTCAAATAGAGATGGAAAATTGGTTTCATGCTCAAACTGAGTTGAAACCTATTGACTTATCTCCTGTTTGGTCATACATACCAGATCATTGGAAAGAGAATTATAACCAACATGTCAGTACACTATATGACGAAGGACCTATAATTACACTAGATGAACGAGATCGTGCGTCGACATACTTGGATAAATTGGCAGTCATCCAGCCGACTGTATCCATTTTAAAACAACTAATATGAAGA